TGGTAGTCAATTTACCTACGGTGCTACTACAGCCAACGATGTAACTATCACCGTAACTTCTGTAACTAGAACCTATACCGCAGTTACAGGTACAGCCTCCCCTACTGGCGGAAGTGGCGCACAATTTACAGTTACTAGAACGGGATCAGCATATGCTACACCTATAGTAACTAACCCAGGTACTGGTTATTCTATCGCTGATACTATAACTGTTTTAGGATCAGCTCTTGGCGGCGCTGATACCACTAATGATCTTGTGATTACAGTTACGGCTACTTCTTTAACAGGAGGTGTAACTGGATTTACTTTCAACACATTCCAAGCAGCAGGTACTGGTGCTATAGCAGCTATAACAGTATCTGGTACCGGTAAAGCTTCGACAACTTATACATTAGGCGGCGTAAATGTAGGATCACCAGGAGCTGGTTTGACCTTTTCAATAACTCGATCAGCATCATTGTACAATTCGATTGTTATCTTGGCCGGCGGTGCTAATTACTCTCAATACAATAAAATAAAAATATTAGGTACTAGTCTTGGCGGCGCAACACCTGCTAACGATTTAACTGTAGTAGTAAATTCTATAGACGGATCTGGATCTGTTACAACGGTGTCTACGGTTGGCACGCCAGCAGCCGCATCTGGCTCTACTGTAAACATTTACTCTGCGGTAACATTCAGTGATTTTACTACAGGATCTATAGCAGCCAGCACAGCTATTACTTTCACAGCGTTAGCTACACTGCGTATTGACTTCTTAAGTAATCATGGCCTAGTTCCAGGCAGTGCTATTATCGTAGTACCTAGCTCAGATAACGGCAGCAACAACCATACGTTGGCGGGCGGATCATATCTAGTCACATCAGTGCCATCAACAACATCTATACAATATTTTGCCAGAGCAGCTGGCAATATCACCGGTACTATCGTAGGTAAAGTTTATGCTAGACCAGACAGCTTCTTTGTACATAGACCATATGACGGCGGAGTACAACTAGGTACTGGCGGTCCAGCTCACGGTGCGCAAGCAATACGTATGAGTAAGAAATATATTCGTTACCAATCTGGTAAGGGTATTATGTATACCACTGGTGCTCTATTTGCTCCTAGTTATTCACTACAGAGTATCACTGCTACGAGCACAGAAGTAGGAGCCACGATAACAGTAACTACCGACGACAGCGATCACGGATTACAGATTGGTGGTAAGATCAGGATTTCTGGAATAAACTCTCCTGGATATAATGGTGACTATACTGTAGATTATATCATCAGCGAGCGTGTGTTCCAAGTTATCGGTCAATATAGATTAGGTAATCAGGTAGCGCAACTAGGAAACGATGCGGTAGTTGCTGTGTTAAATTGGCACGGTGCTACTGTTCGAGCAGGAACATTTGACGACCAGAACGGAATCTTCTGGGAATATGATGGCTCGCAATTATACGCTGTACAGAGAACATCAACTAAACAGCTAGCTGGTACAATATCAATAGCAGCTAACAGTAATACAGTTACAGGAACAAACACTCGTTTCCGTGACCAGTTAAAAGCAGGAGACACTGTGGTCATAAGAGGTATGACACACATTGTTTCTTCAGTAACAGATCAGACCAATATGTCTGTGACTCCAGACTATCGAGGAGTCAACAACGTAGTCAACGGAAAAATGTGTGCGGTGAACGAAAAGCGTGTTCCACAGAGTCAATTTAATCTAGACAGATTAGATGGTACAGGACCTAGTGGTTACAAACTAGATATCACAAAGATGCAGATGATCGGACTTCAATGGTCATGGTATGGTGCTGGTTTTATCGACTGGATGTTGAGAGGTGCTGACGGCAATTATGTTTTCGCACATAGACAAAGAAACTCAAACGTAAACTATGAAGCTTATATGCGTACTGGTAACATGCCTGTGCGATATGAAGTACACAATGTAACCAAAGGATCTGCGCTGGCAGCTGACATGACTAGCACACAGACTACTATGGTCTTGGAAGATGCTAGTACATACCCATCTAGTGGCACAGTATACGTAGATAACGAATTGATTTATTACAGTGGAAAAACAAATAACACACTAACTGGGCTAACTAGATCAGCATCGTTGACTAACTTCCAATCAGGAGCTGTTAGAAGTTACACAGCTGGATTAACAACAACACACGCAACTAGAACTGGAGTAATATTAGTCAGTAATACTATTACACCTTTGATTAGCCATTGGGGTTCTGCTTTCCTAACAGACGGTAGGTTCGACGAAGACCGTGGATATTTGTTTAGTTATACAGCTACTGGAATTAGCATTTCAACTACTAAAGTTACAGCTTTCCTAATTCGATTGGCGCCTAGCGTAAGTAACGCTGTTACCGGCGATTTAGGCGATAGAGAGTTGATCAATAGAGCGCAGTTATTGTTGGAACAGATTGCCATTACTTCTGAAACATCAGGTACTGGTGGTCTTGTTATTGAAGGTATTTTAAATCCGCAAAACTATCCTGCCAACCCAGGCGATATCAGTTGGGGTGGACTAAGCGGTCTTGCTCAGGGTGGTCAGCCTAGCTTCGCACAGATCGCACCTGGTGGTTCTGTGAACTGGAACGGGGGCGCAACAACTACTACAGCAACAGCTACAGTTATCGCACCAATTACCGCAGCTATCGCTACGCCAGCAGGGTCAGCGTTTGATCGACCAACCGGTTCTACATTCGCATACGTTACTAAAACAGCTTGGGATACATCAGGAGCATCAAGCGGTATTTCTACATCTGATGGTAAGTTTACTACAACAGGTACCAAAGTTACTGGTGTAGCAGCTAGCCCAACTCCACAAGCTGTTACCATACCGCAACTGGTTGGTACATCAACATATGCGTTCAATAACAGTACTAACTTAAACTATCAATATTTTACACAAGCATCTTGGGCAGCATTAAACGCACAAGTTGGTTATCTAGTCAATGACAATAACGGTGTATATACTAACGGTACTACGATAACACTGGTACAAGGTCCTTTCAACTCAGGTGGAATACTTTATTACATAGTGAGCTTTAGCACAAACTCGCTAGTAGCAACTACACAAGGACAAACACTAGCATTTAAATTTGGCGGAACTGTTACAGCAGGTAACACTGTGCTTTACTTTACACAGGCATCGTGGGCAGCAAGACCAGTTGATACTATCGCTGGCCAGTCCACAAACTCAGCGTATTTCGCTGGCGGTACTACTATTTCAACAGTTGGTTCATTGACGTCATTCGCTGGTACTGGTTTTTATCCGGTACAGTTCTCATCAGGTGCGTTAGCAAACGTCAACGGTGGTACCACAATCGTGTTCAACGGCACCAGTTACTATACGCTGACATTTAACTTTGCGTCAACATCTGCTATCAGCAACAACAGCACGATTACATTTGGTGTAAGCTCACCTAGCGGTAACACTTCTGTGATATACTTTACGCAAGCATCTTGGGTGGCATTAGGTGGCGGTACAGGTACTTCTGTAGCAGCCAGTGAAACCAAGTTTCCATCTAACACACTAGTAAGTGCGGTTAGCGCATTACAGACATTTAATGGCACCAGTTATTATCAGGTAACGTTTACTCAGAGCTCGAACACTACGATTGGCTCAGGCGCAACGATAACATTTAGCTTTGGTAATCCACCGTACGCACAGCCAGGCGAAAAAGTATTTTCGTTTATTTCTGTTCCAGGTATTTCAGACAATTTGGATCTATCCACATTGAAAGAATTAACAGTTACCGCACTGGGAGGTCGTGGTGCGTTTCCAAATGGCCCTGACGTACTAGCTATTAACATTTATAAAACAGCTGGCACAGCAGTTAACGCTAACATTATTCTACGTTGGTCCGAAGCTCAAGCCTAATTTACACTCCTGTCGCTGATTACTAGATAACTATTTTCATGATACTAGTAATCGGCGACGTAATTTTGGACGTCTTTAAACAAGGAACCAGCACACGGCTCAGCCCCGAAGCTCCTGTTCCGGTAATAACCAATTTAAAAACAAGATACTATCCGGGCGGTGCTGCCAACGTGGCTATGAATATAGCTAATTTAGGCATCAAGACCATGATACGCGGTGTAGTAGGTACAGATGATGAAGGCATCATTTTAGAAAAAATCCTGTATGAGAACCACAACATCTTGCTAGCACTGAGCAAGAGGTATCAACAATCCACTATTGTTAAAACTCGAATAATTGCCAACAATCAACAGGTGGCAAGGATCGACGACGAACAAGAATTTCCAGCGATTACTTTACAAGAAGTCTATGACCTAGAAGGCGATCAATGGGATTACATTGTTGTTAGCGATTATAACAAAGGCAATATCGGTAACATGTCTAACGAGTTTAAGATTGCTCGTGATAAAGGCATAAAAGTTCTAGTAGACCCTAAGAAAGAATTTAGAAATTACGCAGGTGCTTGGTTAATAAAACCTAATTTTAAAGAGTTCTGTGAGTTTCTACAACATCCTAAAGACTTTGACGACATGTGTCGCATAGGGCAAGCAGCACTGACCAAACATAACATAGATTATATGTTAGTGACTTTAGGTGATGGTGGAATGGCATTAATCAGCCAGCAAGGGCTAAAACATTATGAAGCTCCTATTTGCGATGTATTTGATATTACTGGAGCAGGTGATTCGGCATTAGCTGGACTAGTATACGGACTAGCCAAAGGTAAAACCTTAGACGAAGCAGTTGAGTTAGCTGTTAAAGCAGGATCAGTAGCAGTGACTAAACCGGCAACATACCAATTGAAGCCGGGTGACTTACACGACAAAGTGGTGTTTACTAATGGTGTGTTTGATATCATACATGCCGGGCATATAAAGCTGTTAGAACAGGCAAAACGACTAGGCGACAAGTTGGTTGTAGCTATAAATTCTGATGCCAGTGTGCGTAGATTAAAAGGTGATGGACGCCCAGTAAACGATGAAGAGACTCGCGCTCATACGCTTCGACAGTTTAGTTGTGTAGATGAAGTCGTCGTCTTCCATGACGACACTCCATATGAGTTGATCGAAGAACTAAAACCAAGTATAATAGTTAAAGGTGGAGACTACACAGTAGAAACGGTAGTTGGTCACGACCTAGTAGATGAAGTTGTAATAATTCCCTTAGAAGAAGGTTATAGTACAACAAATATTTTAGGAAAAATAAATGAGTAGACAACAAGGTAAAGTTGATAAAGGTTGGGGATTTGAATTAATCTGGGCCACGAACGATCAGTATTGCGGAAAGATATTGGTATTCACTGAAGTTGGTTCAAAGTTCAGTATGCACTTCCATAAAGAAAAAGATGAAACTTGGTTTGTTAACGCTGGCAAGTTTAAAGTTCGTTGGATAGACACTAAGGATGCTATTCTTTATGAGAAAGAATTAAATGAAGGTGATGTATGGCATAACCCGCCATTACAGCCACATCAACTAGAAGCCATGATTGCTGGTTCGTCAATCACTGAAGTAAGCACAGCAGATAGTGTCGAGGATAATTATAGAATTATCCCTGGCGACAGTCAGAAAGACAATATTCCTGGAGAAACAAAATGATTGTGGTTACTGGAGCAGGCGGATTCATTGGATCTAATATTGTTAAAGCGTTGAATAAACGAGGAATAACTGACATTTTAGTCGTTGATAATATTATAGAAAATCTTGAAGGTGCCCAATATGCTAGACATTATGACATTCCTAGATTTTATTCTAAGTTTAAAGGCTGGTCAGATGTAGAAATAATTTTTCACGAAGGTGCTGTATCGTCTACGACTGAAACAGACCCTCAACTGTTTTCTTCTATGAATATCGGACCTACCAAATATCTATTAGAAAAAAGCAAAGAACACGGATTCTTGTTATCATTAGCTTCGTCTGCTGGAGTGTACGGTAATTCTACTACTTTTAATGAAGATGACGAAATGGATCCGCTATCAATCTATGCTTACAGTAAAGCAGTTATCGACGAAATGACTGAAGATGGCGCTAACGTACAAAGCTGGAGATATTTTAATGTCTACGGTACTCCAGAAGACCATAAGAAAAAACAAGCTAGTCCTGTTTCTAAATTTTTACAACAGGCTAAACTGTTCAACGAAATAGAAATATTCGAAAATTCTGATCAATACAAGAGAGATTTTATCTGTGTTGATGACATTGTTGCGATAAAGTTAATGGCAGCAAAGACAGAATTTAGAGGAATATGTAATATTGGAACTGGCACATCTACGTCATTCCAAGAAGTGGCAGAAATTATTTCAGAGAAAACAGGAGCTGTTATTAAAACGGTTCCGTTCCCGCCATTGTTAAAAGATCAATATCAAACATACACCTGTGCTGATATGACTAAGTTAAGATCTATAATTGGCGATTATCAATTTAAGACTATTAGAGATTACGTTTCTGCTCAGTGAAACGTTCATGAAGCTCTCGTTTAATAGCTAACAACCTATCTCTAATCTCTCCGTGTTTTTCGTAGTCTAATACCGAAGTAGCTAATTCTTCTACGGAGTTATCTAGTTCTGTTGCTATCTTTAAGAAGCGTTCATACAATTTCTGATTGTACAATTTTTCTTGTTCGCCTTTAGCTGACTCGATTATTTCTTTAAATTTTTCGCAATCTTGTACGAATGCTGGATTATTTTTGATAGTTAGATTCATGCTGTTCGACCCATCATTAAAATAGTTTCTATTTTTGTCTGAGTGATTTTATTTGTTAGAGTAGCTTTTAATCCAGAATGTATATTCTTAGGCAAGTGCTCAATCGATGCCCAACAAAATGTGTCTTTGACGTTGACTAAGAAATCGTTGTCTACTAAACAGATGTAGGTAGAAAATTCAAATCCTTGATCTTGACTGAGGTACAATTCGATAGGAATAAGTCTAGCTTCTTTTCCGTGATAGGATTGAATTAGATCTTTAGAATCTTCTACGACCGACTGCCCTCTAACAAACGTAGGCACAGTCCATTTGCTATCTTCTAGTATTAGAAGTATCCTAGAAGTTGTTTTTGATATGAATAATATTCCGGCATGTTTCTGCATGCTATTATGTATCAAGGATCTAGTACTATTCGCCAAAATCCGGATTGATATTCACCTTCAAATGACTTGAGCCATTGGAAGCCATCCCACTTATATTGTATTTTGGTCTTTAGATTTTGTAGATATCTAGTTTGATCACTGGCATTTTGTGAATCAAAAACCACAGACCAAGATTGAGCAGTAGCATTCCATTGTATGATATCGTTAGCATGTGCTACAAAGTCAACACCAGCGCCACTCTTCCAAGCGTCAGGTCCGTCTTGATTTATTACATTTCCTAGATCTTCTAAGATAAGATAACGTGTTTCGTCTGGTATCGCTGATTTATTACCCCAAAATTCTATAGGATCAAATGTCTGCGGATTTATAACTGAAGTAACGTATGGCAGATCAGAACTGTTAGTAGGAATTGTATCACCGAATATATCTACAACAATAAAACTAGGATCCATTTCGTTGATACTAAATGTACCTACGATTTCAAAACCGTTAGGTTGTAAGAAACGGATCTGACTGATTCCTGGTTGATATCCAGGAGACCTTTCTAATATAACATTCCAATCAACAGGAGCACCTGTCTTAACTGGAATCTGAACGATGTTGCTGGTTACTACTTCGAATGGTTCTACTATGCTGACGAAATATTGTCCAGTGTCTACTCCGGTTGCTGCTTGTGACGAAAGCAACAGTACCTTGAATCTACCGTCAACGATCAACGCAGAGTTTCCACCAATTTCTGGACTGTCACTATTGTATACTAAATCAGTAAGTGTTTTTAAATCGCCTGAGTCATTAAACATATTCATAACAATATTTTTAACAACACCAAGTTTCTTGACCTTAACTGGAGGTGAAATGTATATAGGCATTTCAAAATCCATAGAACAAATATCAATATCCTGTTCTGTTCCTTGAGGAATAGTTCTATTTGTGAAAGCAACATTAGTTAATGTTACTGTACTTAAACTAGTCCAGTCAATATAGTTGTCTGTGGTTTGTACTTCTAAACTGGGATTGAATAACACAAGTATCTGTTCTAGTAACTGTAATTTTTGATCAGTATTAGAAGTCCAAATATCACATTTCATAGTCAACTTGTAAGGAGTAGGCATTAATCTTTCGATAGTATAACCACCGCCTTGCTCACCAGTGTACTCTCTTACTTCATTACCAGACCCGTCTATGGTAGATGTATATCTTTGTTCTCGTATATTGAGTTTTGAAACAAATGTTGGATCAGACAATCTGCTAGTATCGATATCTAACCCTGTAACAAAACACGCTGCCCTAGGCACTGTGGGCATTTTGTTTTCGGAGTTTTCTTTGATAATGTTAGCTACCTGTCTGCTGAGATCGCCATACATCACTGGTACAGCTTTAGTCGTGCCGTCGCCAGTTTGGTATTTGAAACCAATAAAGATTCTCATAAACTGAGTAATATATCGGCGTATCTGTCCGTCGTAGAAAAAATCCATTATTCGTCTGCCTGTGGTCTAAGAGCTTTGCTCAAGCTCTGTTTTTCTTTAACTTGATGACCATCAACTGTGGTCGTGTTAGTGTTGTTAATGAACGTTGATTTCTGATTTAGTCTAACTTTGTCTGGGTTAGCGGTATCACTTGAGCCGGTATTGCTCATAGACATACGTACATTATCTTCGTATTTGATCCAATTTTTTCCATCATATCTAAATAGTCGCTTGGGGAAATAATCTGTTCGTAGACAAAATAACCCCTCAACTGGATTGACCGGAAACGCTATACCTGTAACAAACGGAGCACCGTTAGGTGTCTTGCCATCTTGGTGATATCCGTCGTAGGCATCTTGAACTGGTGTAGCTACTACAATGCTAGCATCGTCAAAGGTGTCGCTAGCTAGTCTACTTTCAGTGTCTGAAGTTACTAACTTGACTCTACCTTGATCATCTACTGGCACAGTATAATATGTCGTAGTGTCAAACCCGCTCTTAGGAGCATCTGCTTCTGCTTGATCTAACACTGCTTGAGTGATTTGCATCTCTTTCTCATAGGTGCTCATTATATGTCTTAGCGTGTCAGCTAGTTTATAATAAGTTGAGTTAGGAGGAGGCACATCAGTGACTGCGGAAATTACTGTGTATTTCTGACCATCAGAGCCTGTAACTACATCATCGGGTTGATACATGTACCCTGAACGCCATTGGCCTTGATAGTTCTCAGCGTCTGCTACGCCATCTAGTATCTGTTTGAATTCTTGGCTGTCAACTAATGGTGTACACTTTGCTCTATATAGATGTGGATACCAAGTAGATGAAAATCCTTCTGCCGCTCTGTTAACTTCTTGTATAACATAAAATCTTTTAAGAGCAAACTTTAAATCGTTTAGGGCACTGTAATCTTTAAGATGCGGTAATTCTATAACATCGCCAGGCATTATTTTTCTACCTAGTTTTTCAATAGTGTCATTGATATGGAATGTGATAAAGACCGTATCATTTTGTAAAAACAAACCAAACTGGCTTAAATTAAAATCAATGTCTTGGATGTTGTAAACACCTCTAAGTGTATAAACATCTGGGTCGTATTTTCTATCTCTATTTTCTAAGAACAGCAAATCTTGTATTCTAGTTTCTGGAGCAGTGTTGCTTCCAGCATAATTAGGAATAGAAGGACTACTAGCGCCAGGTGCTGTATCTCCAGGCCCTGCGTATTTGTGTACTAAAACGTCTACACCGCCAACCTGGAACATCTCCCAAATATTACGGTCTATAAACTTGAAATCGTTGCCCTTTTCTGGGCGGTATAAGCTGAGTCTTGGCATAGTACTATATTTACCGATACTATAAATAACAGTATGAGCCAAATAGATATCGAAAAACAAAAGGTCTACGATTACTGTAAAAACATGCTGGGCGACGGCATGATTGATGTTGAACTAGACCCTAAACATTACGAAACAGCACTAGACCGTGCTTTAGCGATTTTCCGCCAGCGATCTGATAATGCTGTGGAAGAGTCTTTTGCTTTTTTAACTCTAGAAGTAGATGTAAACGAATACATACTGCCTAAGGAAATACAGGTAGTTCGTGAAGTTTATAGAAGAAGCATTGGATCTAGAACAGGTGGCGGATCGGGCGGTACAGTATTTGAGCCATTCAACTTGGCCTATACTAACACCTATCTGTTAAGTTCAACTAATATGGGCGGTCTGTTAACGTATGAACTGTTCGCACAGTATCAAGAACGCATTGGTAAAATGTTTGGTTCGTTTATACAGTTTAGCTGGCATCCACAAACACATAAATTGACCATACATCAACGACCACGCGGCCAAGAAGAGATCATGTTGTGGGTCTATAATGTGCGCCCTGATCATGGTATCCTTACAGATACATACGCAGGAATTTGGGTACGAGATTATACTCTAGCAAACTGTAAGATGATGTTAGGTCAAGCACGTGAAAAGTTTGCTCAAATTGCTGGACCACAAGGTGGTACACAGCTTAATGGTGGTGCTCTTAAACAAGAAGCACAAGCAGAGCTCGAAAGGCTAACTGCTGAACTAGTAACACAAGTACCAGGCGGACCAGGATACTCATTCGTAATTGGTTAAACCACTATTGACAAAATAGACAAAGCCCGCTATTATATACACAATAGGGGGCTTTTTTATGATCATAGGTATTTGCGGTTTTATAGGCAGCGGTAAAGATACTGTTGCGGACTATCTAGTTAATTTCCACGAATTTAGACGTGAAAGTTTTGCCAGCACACTGAAAGATGCCTGTGCGGCTGTGTTTGGTTGGGATCGTGTTATGCTTGAAGGCCGTACCAAAGAAGCACGTGAATGGCGAGAGCAAGTAGATCCTTGGTGGGCAGAACGCTTAGGTATGCCGCATTTGACTCCACGTTGGGTGCTACAATACTGGGGTACAGAAGTATGCCGCAAAGGTTTCCAAGATGACATATGGATCGCAAGCCTAGAAAACAAAATCCGCAACTCTAAAGACAATGTAGTAATAAGCGATTGCCGTTTTCCTAACGAAATAAAAGCTATCAAAAATGCTGGCGGAATCGTAGTATGGGTACAGCGTGGCGAATTACCTAGTTGGTATAATAACGCACTATGGGCTAATGTTGGGTCAGAAGCTGATAAGAAAAAGCTAGAAGCACTAGGAGTACACAGTTCAGAAACTGCTTGGGTAGGCACATCCTTTGATGTAACTATCGGTAACAATGGAACTATTGATGCCCTATATAAGCAGGCAGCAGAGCTAGTTAAAAGTCCGGAGTTAGATCTCCTTGACGCCAACGAACGCCCTCTTTATGTAGGACTCGCTGACAATTCGCACATACTGTCTTGAGATTGCTAGGGCGGCAGTTTTCTAGATTTTCATCTACATGATATACTGCGAATACTTCTTTGTGCGGTGACTTAAAACCGCACTTGTCGCATTGATTCTTTAGCCTATACCCCGCCCGGTACCATCTAGGAATACCGTGGTTCTTTCCATGCTTGAGGCATATCTCGCACTGTGACCTGTAATAGGTCCTTCCGTTCTTGTGATAATTGACTGCTGCTGGCCTGTGCCCGCACGAACAAAGTGGTCTCATACAATTACTTACCCTTTTCCGCCCCTTTTCTGGGCTTAATAAAGGTACTTTTTCTCCAAATGGTACTAAATATCTATACAAGATTTAACCTTCAGGAGATAACGGAATGGCCCTACAATCACCAGGCGTACAGGTTAGTGTAGTAGACGAGAGCTACTATACTCCAAACGAAGCGGGAACTACACCGCTGATCGTTGTAGCCTCAGCGCAAAATAAAAAGAATGCTAGCGGCACAGGAATCGCAGCAGGCACATTGGCGGCAAATGCTGGCAAAGTTTACAAAGTTACTAGCCAACGTGAGCTAGCAGATTTCTTTGGCACACCAATTTTTAAACAAACACTTTCAGGAAGCCCACGTCACGGCGACGAGCAAAACGAGTATGGCTTACAAGCAGCCTACAGTTTCTTAGGAGTTTC